TTTGGGTCATAGGGATGAGATACCTTTTCCTGGTCCGTTGTTTGAAGCTCACAAATTAGAAATCATAACTTATATAGAATTCTTTGATACAAGGGATGACTATATGTCTGCTGCGGAACAGGAGAAAATTATGATGAAGCAACGCTTGTTTTACATGAGTGCATCGTTAGCGTTAATGGCTGATAATGCAGTTTTTAAACCTCTTATTAATACTATGAGATATTGGTTGTCTGCAATTGGAATACAGGTAACCTATGGTGGTCTGATGGAATTATGGGATATATTGATGGGAAAGCGGACGTCCCCACTAAAGCAAAGGTGGAGGACGGTGAAGAGATTCGCTAAAAAGAGGTATGGCATAGATCTAGGTGAAAGAAAGTATGGTGAAGGAGATTGGTCGAGTTATGATACAACTTTGGCTGCTATGGTTATGGCGTTTGCAATAGCTACTGCATTTGCGAACTTTTCGCAGGATGGTGACCCTCTGATTAGGTTGCTAGCCATAACCGCGCATGGGCAGAACATTACTAAAGTGATGTATATGTACCTGGCAGATCAGTATTTTAGGGTTCACGGGCGTATGTTTTCCGGTGTTCTCATAACTTCAACAATAGATACAGTTTATCAAATAATTCTGTATATCTATTATCTAAAGAAATTGATGTTGAAGTATTCTGATAATGTGCTGCTGAGAGAAGTTGTAACCTCGATGATGTTTATTATGTTCTTTTATGGGGATGACCACGTGGCGGGTTGGCCTGAGTGGATGGAACAATTTAAGCTTTATGAAGACTCCAAAGATCCACTGGATGATTTCGTGAACATGTGTGTTAGACAATTTGGAATGATGTACAAGCGTGAGGCAAGTAAAAGGTTTTCCGCGGAGGATGTTATAGGTGAGATACATTTTTTTACCGCCGAGGATGGTGTTCCACATGAGGTCGAAGAACTGACCTCGTGGGGCATGACCTTTTTAAAGTATTCCATAGTTCAGACGTATATAGATGGTGAGCCATTCTGGTCTCCTGTGCCGATGAAACAGCCTAAGGATGCCATATTGAAATGTGGTTGGAGTGTCTCGTCATCTAAGAATATTTCTTTAGAAGCTGCGAAAGTGGTAGCTCTGGCGTATTTAAATACGAATCCGGAAGTTCATCATCAGCTTAAGGTCTTGTATGACTGCCTCGTTGCTAGAGGAGGTGCAGTCACTCCTGAAATAATGGAGATAGTGTTGAGTAGGCCTGATAGTATATCTTTGTATTTGTACTCTCATATGAAAGGTGCAATGCAAGATGTCGAGTTCCCTCGTTTGGAGGAAAATTATAGAAAACAATATAAGGGGTATTCTTTACGGAAGGGTTTTGTGCCTCTTGATGCATATGGAAATCAAAAGTCTACCGAACAGAAGGTAGCAATGTGGCGCGCTGATGATTATACTGGCAGCGCTATAACGAGTG